GAGCAATTTAGTTCGAGAACGCGAGGCCACCCATACCGGACTGGATGCGGAGGACGTTGTAGTTGGTCGCGAACATGTGCATGGAGGTCGCATCGTTCGCGGTGTTCATCTTGACCGCAACCTGCGCGTTGTCGATGCGCGAGAAGTTGCAGGTACCAGTTGGCTGGTGCTCCTCTGGCTTGAGAGCGAAGGAGTAAGAGTAGATGCCTGGGTAAGGAGAGCCAGTGTGGTGGTTGTAAGACTGCACCTGGTTGAAGTACTTACCCTTCTGCTCCTTGAAGCGGTCTTGGCCGTTGAGGACAAGCTTGAAGGTGTCGAGGGGACCCGCCACCTCCTCAGTGAAGGCGGTGTCACCACCACCAGTACCGACCTGCACCATTGGGGCACCCGCGAGGGCGGTGGGCACGAAGGCGTTGGATGTCTCGATGGCAGTCTGGTTAGACTCGAGGACAATGTTGGTGGCAACGGACGCGGTGGTGAAGTTCCAGAGGGAGTTCTTGGACGCGGTGTTGGAGAAGCACCAGACAAGCTCCTTGACTGGGTGGTTGTAGGAGAGGCGGACCTGCTTTGTCGCCGCGGAGGTGACGGTGTCGGTGCCTGTGTGCTGGACCTGCTCGATGAGGTACTCGTGACCCTTCTGCGCAAAACGACGACGCTCCTCGGTGTCGAGGTAGATGTAGTTCGCCCACACCTTGAAGACACCCTTGTTGAGGTAGGTCTCCATGTCCGACGCGAGATCGAAATCAATGCGTACTTCGTGATACTGGAGCGCGATGAGCGGCAGGTAGAGCCCCGGGTTGCGGTTGAAGAAGAACATAAGGGGGAGGAAGACGGTCTTGCCATCCTCGGCGGTGGTGAGCTTAGCGTAAGTGTTCTTCTTGGCCTCATCAAGGTGAAGCTCAGTGTAGAGCCTCCACCACTTCTGGTACTGCTTGTCGACGCGCTGACCGCCGATGGAAAGCTCGACCGAAGAAATAGCACGCTCGGCGACCCAGCAAGCAGCCGCGGTGCCCGCAGTGGCGTCGGACTCGAGCTGGACGTACATGTCGCCGACGAGGTCACCGTTGCGAGCGATGGTCACGGAGACGCGGCCGGAGTTGGCGGGGTTACCGTTGAGGGTCTGTTCGATGTTCTCCATCGCGAAGTTCGTGTGGCGCTTGTATTTGGCCTGGTAAAAAGTTACCTCCGGGTTTCCCGTTAGGTATACGTCCTGTGCGCCATAGGCGACGAGCTGCATGAGTCCGCCAGCCATTTTTGTGTGAGTGTTTGTACTATAGACTGAGAAAATAAATTTGGGTAATTCCGCATTTCAAAATTTATCCTGACTGAAACGCGGTAAAATTCAGGTCGAATTTTCTCAGCCCATGTAAAATGTCGACACAGCCTGAGGAAATGAAAGACGAAGAAATCGAGGAGGGTGAGATCCTGACTGACGAGGAGGACGACGACCTCATGGACCTCGAGGACGAGGACGAGGTGGACGTCGCCTCCCTGATGACTTCCCTCCTCGCGACCGAAGACGGCGACACCGTGTGTACCGCCTTGGTTGCGATCAGTCAGCAACTTCAGACCCAAAACAGGATCCTGATCAAAATTCTCACAGAGCTTAAAGCTTGAAATTGATTTAGAGAGAAAAATTGTATAATAAATAACTATGGAAGGCACTCACTTCATCGATAAGCAACCCGACCGGTATGAAGCACTACTGGAACTGGAGAAGCGGTCAATCGAGTCGATGAATGAGGAAGATATTTTATCGGTTGTCGAAATTTTCGAAGATGCCTGGGACCTCAGGCGGTGCGATCACCGGGATGCGCGCGAGCTCGGCTACCGCCAGTTCATACACCCGGACTTTTGGGACCGAAACGGACCGATCGCCGAACGTATCGACATTCGCGCCATCAAGGCGATCAAGGAAAAGCAACGGCGCTACCTCATAAATCTCAGGGGAAGGATGGGTGCCCTGGGGATCAAGTCGAAACAGAACGAAGACGGGTTCACGCTCCTGAAACGGGTGAACAACATCGGCAAACAGGTCAAGGACGGATTCGAGAACGTGCGCAGGCACTGGAACGTGTTCGAGCGGACGGTGAATCCCACTGCCGAACCCCTGTTGACGAAGTTTTCAGACCCGCTCGCGATGGACGACGACGAGATCGAGAAGTGCACGCCGTACCAGAAATCGATCATCCACAGCCTCGACGAGGCACACAACCGCGGGTACAGGCGGTACCGTGACCACTGCTACGAGGAGATCAAATCACCTTTCGGGTACGGGACCCGCGCCTGGCGCCCGAAATACGAGATCCTCGCCTTCGTGCACTCCCTCGCCCCGAAAGACGAAGAGTTCGAGAACTGGAGGAACTTTACCAGCAAAGGCGGGTGCTACAGGGACGTCGCGAGCCACATGACCAACTGTGTCGACCCCCAGTTCCCCGCGATCGAAAAGAGGCGACACGCCTGGTCGTTCAAGAACGGTCTTTTCATCGGCAAGGAGGACGGTCCCGGGGTCAAGGGTCACCCCACGTGTAAATTCTACCCTTACGACAGTCAGGATTTCCGTGCTCTGGACCCGACCATCATCGCGTGCAAGTACTTCGATCAGGAGTTCATCGACTACTCCCACGTCGAGGACTGGTACGACATTCCCACCCCCAACTTCGACAAGATCCTTCACTACCAGAAATTCGAGGAGGAGGTGTGCAAGTGGGCGTACGTGATGGGCGGTCGCCTGTGTTTCGACGTGGGTGAGCTCGATAAATGGCAGGTGATTCCGTTCTTCAAGGGGATCGCCCGGTCCGGTAAGTCTACGCTGATCAACAACGTCTTTCAAAAATTCTACGACACGACCGATGTCCGCACACTCGGTAACAACATCGAACGTAAGTTCGGCCTTTCCGCCATCATGGAGGCGCTCCTCTTCATCGCCCCCGAGGTCAAAGGCGATCTCGCGCTCGAGCAGGCGGAGTTTCAGTCGCTCGTCTCCGGTGAGGGTATCGCCGTCAACGTCAAGAACAAGGTGGCCGTGTCGTTGCCGAACTGGAAGGTCCCCGGTGTCCTGGGCGGGAACGAGGTCCCGAACTGGAACGACAAGTCAGGATCCGTCCTTCGGCGTATCCTCCCCTGGAACTTCACCAAGCAAGTCCAGGAGGCGGATCCACACCTGGACAAGAAGCTGGAGAACGAGTTACCCACGATCCTTATCAAGTGCGTCCGCGCGTACCTCGACTACAGCGAGCGATACAGCGGCCGTGACATATGGAACGTCGTCCCGAAATATTTCAAGAAGATCCAGGACCAGGTGGCCATGGTTGCGAACACGCTTCACCATTTCATGAACTCAGTTCGCGTCATCAAGGGCGACGACAAGTTCGTCCCTGAGGAGGTTTTCGTGCAGGCGTACAACTCACACTGCGCCAGATCGATCAAGGGGAAAAGGCCCGATCAGTGGTCCCCGGACTTCTACGTGGGACCGTTCAGCACGTACGGCATCGACGTCAGGAACGAATCCGTCACGTACAACGGTAAAACCTACGCGGCCCAGTCGGTTTTCTACGGCGTGGACGTTGTCGAGGAGGAACTTTCCATCGGCAACAATCACTAACCAAAAAAATCTATGCTAATAGTAAGATGAACCAGGAGGTTCGCGAATTCGTGAAACAATCGGGAGTCAGCGTACACGGCGGTGCGGATGACGCCGCGCGACGCGAACGCATGCGTCGCCGGGAGGAGATCGTTCGAAATCGCCTCTCAGCTCCCTCGTGTCCACCGCTGCCGCCCCCGCGTCCGGTCATCAACGAGTTCCACGCACCGGTGGTCCCCGCCCCGGTGCCCAGATGCATTCCAGCACCCGTTGTAGCACCGGTCCTTAGAAGAAAGCGTGTAATCGTAAAGTTCACTCCTAACCAACTTCTCAACGCCACCGGAATGACGCGCGCCAAATGCGGATGTATGAAGAGGGCCAGGATGGTATACATCGCGAAAAACCTAGGCATCAAGCGAACGTCGAACGCGACTAAGAATCAGATCTACAACATGATCAACAGGAAAACCGCACCCATCAGGAAGCGCGTGAAATATAGGAGCCTCGACGACAGGTCTATTCGCAAGCGACTCAGGCGTCTTTACGGGTCGAAGTGGATCAGAAAGCACAAACCGAACCTGAACGCGGACGTCCAGCGCGTGAAGTGGGGTATGAAATCTCTCAGGGATAAAGACCGGTTCGGCCTTCCGTTCAAGTATGCGGTGGAACTACTGGAACGACGATTGGTGAAGAAGTGGAAAAGAAGTAGATTATAAGTTCTCTATGACTATCTCATCTTTCGAGGTGGCGACCGCGAACAAACACGTCACCGCGCACCCAAATTGAAACGCAGCCCGACCCCACATGTGGAATACACAGAACGGGATGAACATCAAACCCGATCCAGTCCCGTGAATCGTCGGCTGAATTATGCTATACGGCCGATCCTTCAGGTGTAGCGAGATGTTTGTCGCGATGACGAGCACGAGGTTGATTATGTCTAAGACTTTCCGCAGGGCGTATACCAGAAGACACGCCGCTATGAAAAGCCCGATTCCCATCACTTTCACCGCAGGATGGTACCAGACATTGAAGACGCGTTGGATTCGTACGATCTCAGGGGGTTGCGGGGGTGGAGGCGGCGCCGGTACATCTTCGTTGAAGGCGATGGAGACACTCCCGTCCGGTTCCTCCACAGCCAGGTGCCTGGGATTATCCATACTTCCACGGTGACTCACCTCACCTTAGGTTTCCATTTATGGTCTTATTAGGTTCGGCTAATTGTTTCAAGTGGATCCCGTGGTACATGAAATTATAGTTCGGGAACGCCGCCTTGATTTTTTTGGATATGGCGTTCCCCTGGTGCGAATACGGAATTCCAGTCTGCACGGCTTTTTGCTCGAGACCGAGGAGATGGTTCTCCATCACGACGAAATCTTTGAGTCTCTCACCGCTCACGCCGTTCTTGCGCATTTTATCGTAGACGTCTTGGGAATGACCGTCGCTGAGATGAAAGAAAGGAAATAGACGAGCATACTACTCACCCATATTTTTTAATAGCCTCCTCGTAGGAATCTTTTTTTACGTAAGTCAACCTATCGGCGTTCGGTTGATGGAGCGGTATTTCGAATTCGGCCATGGATTTTCCCCAGCACTTCGACATGGACCCGTCGAACACCACAGCCTTACACGAAGGATTCGACGAACAATCGGCGAGACACTTTTCCTTCTCGCCTGGGTCGTGGTGGTACAGATCCGCCGTGAAGTAATCGACATCTCGTATCAGTTTGAACGTCTCCTTTTTCAGTGCGGGTTCCTCCTCCACTTCGAAGGGGACCACTTCGAAAGCGACCGGTTCCGGCTCTGGGGCGACCGACGGTGCTGGTGCTGGCATCATCACCGGCTCCTCGACGACCGCCTGAGCCGCAGCCGGCTCGACGTCCGAGACCATGACGCTCGCGATCGACGAACATAGTATGGACACGTACAAACAGATCGATAGCACGAGGAACGCGATCATCCTTACTTTAAATTAGAAGAATATTTCTCACCCCAACCCCAACCGCGCGAATCCGCGGTGTAATCCCAATACAGACCTCCCACCCTGTACGCGTTGTGTTCAGGACTGCAGCTACTGCCACAGTTATAATGTTCGTCCACACACCGATCCGTTTTGTGTGGTATTTTCGCGCACGTCTCGTCGGTTCCTCTGCCGTTGTTTTTCGTGTACATCGTGCAATACCAATTTTTACTGTATCCACTATCGAGTTTCCATACTGTGTATCCCGCTGCACCTTCCTCCTCCGCTTTCTTCCGGCAATCCTTCTCCCACTTACCATTCTGGTTGTACCCCGTGTACTTACCGAGCTTTACCTGTTTTCGCTCCCATCCGGATTTCTTCTTATTGACCAACATGGGCATGTTATCACCAGTGGGCATGTCGTTACCGTAGTAATTTTTGGCAGTGAATTGACCCCGGATCCAATTGTTGTTACCGAAATACCTTTTATCGTTTATTTGTGCAGCCTTCTTTGGAACGTCACACTTACCAGTCTTGGGTTCGTCGTCGAACCCCGGTTGGCAATCGCACTTGTTATCGTTCAACTGACTGAACAGGATCTTGGCGTTCGGGTTACCCCCGCACTTCCACATCGGCGGTTCGGGGGGTGGACACGCTTGTGTGTTGCACGGTCGCGTTCTCGTGGGTGGACACGGTCTGCCGCCGTTCTCGGGTGCGACTGTTTGCTCGAGGGTCATGCTCTGGATCCCGCCGCCGCACACCTTCGAACACGAACCCCATTCGCTCCACACCCCTTCACAGTCGACCGGGGGACACTTCTGTGTGTTACACGCCTGCGTCTGCGTGGGGTTCGGGCACGCCTTACCCCCGCGCTCGGGTGCACGCGTTTTGGTGAACGTCCTCTCCTGGGTCCCTCCGTTACACGGCTTCGAGCACTCGGTCCACTTCGACCAAGTTCCCCCGCAATCGACCACAGCCTTACCCGCGACGCTGGGGTCGACCTTCTTCCACGTCTTGACGTCCGCCATCCCTGACATGGGGTTCGTCTCGCACGCGTCGGCGTTGTAGGTCCTGTACACACCGTCTAAGAATACCGAGACGTACTTACACTCGTCGTCGGAGTTACAAATCTGGGCACCCTGTTTCAGATACTCACCGTAGAGGGTATCGATGTTTTTGAAGCCACCCGCTGTGAAGGACGGTGCCTTACCGTTCCTTTTCGGGAGGTAGCCCTGTTTCAGCCACCCGCTGGTGTTACCGCTGCACGTCAAGTTCCTGGAACCCGTCTGTTCGTACCCGTGCGCGGGGTCTTGCATGTATGGATCGACCCAATTCTTCTTCTCCCATATCTTGACCCCTTCTTCCGGGTGCGTGTCGTCCATGCCTCGACAATCGGCCTGTTTGAAAGTCCGCCCGATAGACTTGCCGTGTTGTAACTCGACGTACTGACAGAACTGGTCCTTGTCGCACTTTTCAATACCCCTTTCCAACAGTCTCTGGTACTTCCACGAGAGGACGTCGTTCGAGGCGACTTTTTCCTCGCCGTCACCGCGGAGGTACTCGTTGGTCAGGGCCTTGCCGTGGTTGTTACACTTTCGATTGGTCATCACTGGTCTGTACCCCTTGAACTCCGCGTTCTCATCGGCCAGGGGTGGAGGCGGGCACGGCTGTGTGTTACACTCGCGCGTCTTTTTCGTCGGGTTGGGACACGGCCCACCGCCGTGCTCGGGCGCTTGCGTCAGGGTGAAGGACATGAACTGGGTACCCCCCTCACAAGGTTTCGTGCACGCGCTCCATTCCGACCAGTCACCCTGACAGTCGATAGGTACAGGGGCCGGGGCAGGGGCCGGGGCCGAAACCACCGGGGCCGCCGGGGCCGGAGCAGGAGCTGAGACCGCTGGGGCCGGGGCAGGGGCAGAAACCACCGGGGCCGGGGCTGGAGCAGGAGCTGAGACCGCTGGGGCAGGGGCCGTTACCGGTTCCGGCTCGCGCACCCTCTCAATCTCGTCCACCCAGAACGAGGAATTGGTCTTCTTCTCAGTTTGGGGTTTGGGTTCCACCTTTTTCACGGACACCTGTCCCGCCAGAGCCACGGCCGCGACTGAGCCTAACATCAAAACGATGGCGGCCATCTTATAATACCCCTGGAAATTATTTTTCATTTCGGTCAATACTTTTTCAAGTCATCGGTATAAAAGTCAAATTGATTTTTAAAACTAATTATATTTTCGGTCAATACTTTTTTTTATGAGACCTATGAAATTTGTGAATCAGTCTCATTCTTTCGTGCGCAGCACGGCATGACCAGCGATCTCGACAGGACGATAATCGCCTGCCTCGCGGAGAGGGTCAGGTCTTTGGAAGCGGAGAACGACGCGCTTAAGGCCTCACACTCAATCGACGCGCTGCCCAGGGCTTCGCAGTCAATCGATGCACCCCTTACAGATAAACCGAAAACGGCGGACGCCGAAAAACTGAAAACGGTCACCGAAAATTACCGCGTGTACAAGCGTAAATACAGTGACCCATCATATCGCCCACCGGCAAATTCCCAGGGACGTTTACACCTTGGCACTGTGAGCACACTGAGGGAGGCGGTAGAGTGCTACAACAAGGTAGCTAATTTGCATGACTGTTCCACTCTCCCACAGCCTACACATGAGCCAGTGACTAATACGAGTTATAAGAAAGTCACCGTCGATGGGTACAAGAATATTAGGTCATTACCCGCTAGGCGCGGTATAAAAAACCGGGGTGGCGAAATAAAAAACCGGTTCGAGGTGTCGTTCACTTTACCGTCAAGGAAGATGCGACCACCGGAGTCCGAGCCCACCCCGACTACATCTCCGACACGGATGCCGATTTGGGAAATGAAGGCCGCGTTGGTCGCCGCAGGTCTGGACGCGAGTCGGTGTGTGGAGCGCCATGAGGTGGAGGCTCTTTATGACACGATTTCTCGATGAGGTTCGGTCATCGGATTTCAAACTTTTTTTAGTCATCGGTATAATTACTTTCCCGCGCGAGAGAAACTTTTTTCCCATGGGGTATAAAAAGTCATTTGTATTTTCAAAACTAATTTTATTTTCAATCAATACTTTTTTCAGTTGACAATCATCGGTCAAATGGAATAATAACGGCGAGCCAAATTTTGACGGGCTTCTTGAGCAATATTCGATTCCATTGGAAACAGGTAATCGTGTTCGTCGATACATTGCATGGCGACCTGGTGCACAGTGAATGCGTCATCGCTCACAGTTCTCGATTTCGTCTTCTTACTGCGTTTCATTTTCGGTGGTGATACTGGAAAAAGTCTTCTGCACGACGACGGTCTGGCAATCTCGAGTGTACCGCCGTTTTCCCTGATATGTTCGGGTGTTTCCTGGAATCCCGGCGGTGTGGTAAAAGGTGTCATGACACGAGGAGACATGACCCCTGGTCCATAGTTTGTGTACAGGAGTGAATCCGCTGACTCGGAATCGGAAACACAGTCGTTGGCGGTACTAAAAATATCGGCGTGCGGTGCGCCGAAGGCGAACGACCCGATCGGGCTGTCAAAATTGTAAACTGACATGAGCTCTGCGCGTGAATTTATGAGCTCTTCCAAATTATTTTTGGTAATTTATGTTTTTTTGTAAAATTTATAAAAACCGATTTGTATTTATATTCTCCAAACCGTCGCAGTCTTTTTAGTTTGGATAGGTGTGAAATTCCCGTAAAGATTCATGGATCCAGAAGAGCCGATACTCTGTCGCGTCTTCGGGAATCCATTGTCCCAAAATCCGCGGGATTCAGGTTTGGGGTTGGAGTTAGCCGGATTCCTGTCTGGTCGGGCGTGCCTCTTTATGTTCGAGTGCGGTGCGATATCTTGGAATTTGTCCAGGTCATCAACCGAGGTTGCGCCGCCGTCACAACCGAGCCAATCACCGTCGTCTTGTCGGCTTCTTTTTTTCCAGTTCGACGGTGTTTCATCATCCGGGAACCAGACCGTCTCACCCGGTTGAAGTTCGCGGAGCTTCGCCTCGCTCTCCTCGATTGCAGCCATGCGCTGCTCGTTATGAACCTTCTTCGCACCGCTGAGGATCGAATCGACGACCCAGGCGGGGGTCTGACCGAGTATCTTGATAAGATCCTCACGGGTCTTCGCCGCGACGGCCTCAACCGTTTTCGCACCGCGAGTGTACAACTTCCTCGCCCTGGTCGCGCCGATCTGAGGTATTGACATCAAACTCATGATCTCCTCTTTGGTCCCGGCACTGATCCGATCCCGCAGTCGAATGAGCAGCCCCTCCATATCCCCCCACCCCATCGCCCCGCACACCGCCGCCACCCGACCGGCGTATCTCTCGGCCCCGTCATGTATCCCGGTAACCGGAACCTCCGAGATGAAATCTCTCAGTTTAAGTGCGTGAAGGAATCTGTGACAGGCGCGGCGCTGGAACTCGTGCTTCTCCGAGGTGTCTTTTTTCTGCCGGCCCAACCTGCTGAACACGTAATCGGGGGTTATCCCCACGGCGTCGGCGACGGAAAGGTCGCGGTCGCCGAGTCGGGAATATGTCGCCGTGAATTCCTTCACGTCGAGAAAGAGGTTCGGCTCGACGCACAGGAAAAGGAGATGGAGGTCGGACTCCAGTATCAGCTTCCGCCTGACGCGCCTGATATCCTCCACCACGCCCCCCACTGTCTCGGGTGTGATGTGTGCGGCGGAAGCCGCGCGGCCGAGGTCGGTCGCGTCCCATTTCGCCCCGTCCCAAATCAGGAAACCGCCCGCTTCCAACCACTTGAGCGCCTCGTCAGCATCCTTCTCAGCGTTCTCGTCCAGTGCGGCGAGAAGGGTTCCTTTGCAGTACGCTCGAATCTCGTCAGGAGTACTGATCAGTCCACACGCCACACCCTCGAGCATCACGGGGCGCATACCCTCCCTCGCGATTTTTGACTGCAGCGGGTCACCCTTGGATAGGATTCTGCGCCCGAGTTCCCTCCCCACATCCAGTGGATTCCAGTGTTTATCGCTGATATCGTTCACACGGGGTGCGATGACGAAAGCCTCACCTCGAGTCCCGAACCCCGCGCGCCCCGCGCGCCCCACCATCTGCTGCACCTCCCGGGACCTGATAAGCTCGTGTCCTTTCCCGCCCGTGCGGTACCTATACGGCGCGTACACGATGACCCTGGACGCTGGAAGGTTCACACCCGCTGCCATGGTCGACGTGCAGCACACGACTCGGATGATATTCTCGCGAAATCCGCGTTCGACGACGGATTTCTCGTCGACCGAAAGGTCCGCGTGGTGCCACGCGACCCCGTTGGAGACACAAGCCGCGAGTTCACCACCCCCCAGGTCAGCCGCGAGCTGTTCGGTCGCTTCTGAGGCGGTGCCGTGGGATCGCAACATCTTCGCGAGATCTCGACACTGAAACTTCGCCGCGCAAAAGATCATGACACCCCCACCCTCCTTGTTCGCGAGAGTCTGCCTCGTCAGCCACGTGACGGTGTCGATATCTTTCGGTACGGGTGTAGTGCCGATCTCGTCCAAGGGGTCACCGTCCTCGAAGTCGTCGCGGTGTTGTACAGGGTACACAGTCTGACCGCACACGATTTTCACGCGGAGCTCGACCGGGCGGTATTTGGTCTCGTACAGGGCAGCGTCCCCGAGCCAACGAGCCAAAGCGTCGAGGCCGAATGGTCGGGGAAGTGTCGCACTCATGGCGATCACCTGGACCGCCTTCGCGGCGTACATGAGCTTGGTCAACATACGCTCGACGATACCCCCGCGGGACTCGTCCTGTACCATGTGGAGTTCGTCGACCACGACAGTCACGACTTCACCCACTCGATCCTCTGCGATGAGCTTGGTCACGATATCGTTAGCCCTCTCGGGCGTGGCGATGAGCAGACCCCCCCGGCCGTACTTCGGGGGGAGAACCCCGGGTCGGCCCCCGAAGAATCCCCGAACCTGTACCCCGGTCGACTCGAACATCTCCGTCAGTTCCGCGAGTCGTTCCGTGCACAGAGACACGAAAGGAAGAACCATGAGCGCGATCGGAGCGTGATCGTCGACCTTTAGGAGCAGACGCTTCGCGACCAGTAAATCGGCGACCAGGGATTTCCCGCCGCTCGTCGGTGCGCAGTATACCAGGTTACGCGTGTGATCCCTCACACCTTCCAGGTTGAGACATTCAGACTGCCACTGGTATAGTGTATCGATTTTCTTCACGCGACGGAGATATTCCAGGGGTCTGGCCGTTTCATCTTCGTCGAAAATCATTATGTCGCCGCGCGAGGGGCCGTCGGCACGCGAAATTTCGGTCGTCGGTTGAGAATCGTGCCGCCCGCGCGGTGAAGGAATGAAATTGGAAACCTAAGTGACCTCGAAAATGAATATTTTCGGAATGAAAAACTTGACGAGAATTATGTTTAACATCGATGGATTTCGCGCGGCTCTGGGTGTGTTTTCAGCACGGGACATACGGAGATTCCTATTAGAATTGGAAACCGCGATAAAAATGCCGCAAG